GAAGCGCGCTTCTTCGGGCATGTCTGGGTCGGCGACAAGGAGGATCTGCTCCGCCGTGCCGAACTCGACGAGACGTGGAACAAGGAGGCGATCGAGGGTCTTGCGACCAACAACGGCGTGGACGAGTTGCGCGACAGCCGCGACATTCCGGAACGCTACGAACTCGCGATCTACGAGATCTGGGTTCCGGAACTGGATCCCATGGCTGCGGAACTGATCGACGACGTGACGGACTCGGCGCTGTTCAACGGCACGATCTACACGATCGCCAAGTATCAGGGCGGGTCGGACAACTGCCAGTGCGAGTTCATCCGCAGGCCGCTGCCCTACTACGGGCCTTCCACTGGCCCGTACACGATCTTCGGCGCGTTCAGCGTCCCGAACGACCCCTACCCGCTTTCCCCGATCGTCGCCTGCCGCGACCAGATCGAGTACTGCAACGACATGGCGAAGAGCCAGCAGGAGAACCAGAAGCGGTACAAGCGGATTCTGGTCGGCGACGCCAAGAACCCCAAGTTCCTGCAGGACGTCGTGAACGCCCCCGACATGTATGTCTTTGCGGAGGCAGGACTTGACGCTCGCAGCCTGCAGCCCGTCGAGGTCGGCGGCTCGACGAACCAGCACATCCAGTCGGTCGAGACCGCCAAGGAGCGGCTGGACAGGGCGCTCGGCATGTCGGACGCCATGCGCGGCAACATTGCCGGGTCGGCGAGCGCGACGGAGGTCGCGGTGGCGGAGTCCGCCAGCACCATGCGGATTGCCCACCTGAAGCGTGCGTTTCAGGACAGCATGGATCTCGTGCTGCGGAACGTGGGCTGGTACATGTTCCATGACGGTCGAGTGACGCTCCCTGTCGGAGGGGAGGACACCGCCGCCATGGGACTGATCGATCCCGTCTTCGTCGGCGGGTTGAAGGTGGGGGCGTGGGAGGACATGCAGATCGACGTGGACGCCTACAGCATGGAGCGGACGAGCGAGATGCTTGCCCAGCGCCGCGCCGTGGAGACGTTTCAGGTCGTCACGCAGGCCGCGCAGGCCATGCCCATGATGCCGTGGGTCAAGTGGAAGGATCTGCTTGGCTTCCTCGGGGACGCCCAGAACGTCCCGCAGATGTCGGAGTTCATCGACGACAGCCAGATGCAGCAGGTGCAGCAGTCCATGGCGGCTCCCCAGAATCCGCAAGGGGGGGGTGTTCCGCAAACGGCTGCGCAGCCGTCTCCTACTGGTGAGGCTCCCGTCGTCCCGCCGTCCGCGCAGGCGGCACTCCAGAGCGCGCGGAGCAGAATGTGATGCCGTCATACGACTTCGTCAACTCCGAAGGAACCATCGTCGAATGCGTCTTCGCCATGCGGGACGTCCCGGCGATCGGCTCGACGTATGAGCATCCGGAGTTCGGCACGATCATTCGCGTCGCCTCGGCGACGCAGGTCAGCCCGAACTTCACCACTGGAACCTATCCCTACGTCAGCCATGCACTTCCGCGCAATCTGCCGGGAGTCAAGTGCGACGCGAAGGGGCATCCGATCATTCACAGTCGTCGCGAGGAACGCAACGTAGCGTCCCGAAACGGCTTTGTACGAGCAGAGGACTGACATGGACAGCGACGCTGAACCCATCGTGCAGGCCGAGACTCCGTCCAGCGGGGCGGAGGAGCAGGTCAAGCAGGACACGACGCAACCCATCGAGGCCGAGCAGGCTGAACCGATGGACGACGACGATCTGGTTCTGCAGCAACTGCTCGACGAGTTGTCCGCAGAGGAAGTTCCGGAATCCAACGAAGATTCGTCCTCGTCCGATCCAGAGCCAGTCTCGGAGACTCCCGCATTCGACCGTGATGCGGTCGCCAAGATCCTGAAGAGGGATGGCGTACCCGACGAGATCATCCGCACCGCGACGCCAGAGACCCTGTCCAAGTGGGCAGAGGCTGCTTCCAAGCGTCAGAAGGACGTTGACTCGTATGGCGGTCGTCTGAAGGAACTGGAGGCACGTCTCGCGAGCGCGCAGCCGGAAGCGGCGGTGCAGGCCAACACGCCTGCAGTCCCGCAAACCCCGGCGGATCCGTTCGCGCAGATGGCGGCGGTGTACGGCGAGGATCTCGTCGCTCCCGTCCGCGCAGCCTTCGTTTCCCAGCAGCAGCAGATGCAGGAGCAGATGCTGCTTGCGCAGGCCCGTGCCGCCGATTCCTCGCTGCGAGTCCAGTACGGAGCCAAGGCTCCGTCATGGGACAGCGTCGTGGCGAAGATGTCGGAACTCGGGGCTGCAACGCCCGGTGGATATGCAAGCGTCGATGCACTCGCCGCTGCTGCCTATCAGGCGATCGTTGGATCGAAGCCGTCCACGCCCGTGAACCCGCGTGCCAACCAGCCGACCGCCCCGAAAGGTGGGACTGCCCCGGTGAAGCCGCCTCCGCGCGACGAGGACGACGACATCCTTGACCAGATCATCTCGGGCGGCGGCACTCGCCTTCGCCCAGCAACCAGAAAGTAAGGAGGAAGGCACATGCCTTCGATTACCCAGTTCAATGACTTCATGCAGTCCACCGGGCCTGCGTACCTGAAGTCCGCCGATGCCGTCATCAACGAGGCCGTCAAGAACAACTACGTCCTCTCCCGAATGCTGAAGGAGAAGGCCAGCGAGACGCTGGTTCAGGGCGGTACGTCCATCAAGGACGTGATCGTCTTCGACGACGCCTCGACCTACCAGAAGTACCAGCCCAACGACACGTTCACTTGGACGAACCCGCAGGTCACCGACACCCTGTCGGCCCCGTGGCGCTTCTCGATGGACTACATGTCGTGGACTGATCAGGAGGTCGAACTCAACGACGGCGACGCCAAGGTCATGTACAAGCGTCTCAAGCGCGTCAAGGAGATGCGCATGTGGACTTCCATGCTGAACGGCATGGAGAACGACCTGTGGGCCAGCCCCTACGCCAACGCCGGGAACATGGAGACTGGCGGCAAGGAGCCGTACTCGCTTCCGTCGTTCATCACGGAGACGATCACGAACTCGACCGCTACGCTCGGTGAGCGCGGCATGATTCCCGCCGGATGGGGTACGACCACCATCCTCGGCATCAACCCGCAGAACGATCCGCGCTGGTCGAATCAGGTGTCGTTCTACAGCCGTCAGGCTGACGTGAACAGCGCGGTGACCGCGAAGGCCGCTGGCGACTACACGGGCCACAACGCGAACGCCAGCATTGCCCGTAACGTCTACAGCCTGTTCGGCGCGTTTGACGACATGTACCTGAAGGTGCAGTTCAAGGCTCCGCTGACCCAGCGTCAGTACTTTGAGGAGACGAACTTCCAGCGGCAGATGATCCTCTGCTCCAAGGAAGGCATCAACTTCTACAAGCGCGGCCTCCGTGCGACCAACGACATGCTGGTCAGTCCGCAGGACAGCGCGTACAACACCCCGACATTCTCCGGCATTCCGCTGGAGTACTGCGCCAACCTCGATACCGCTGCCATCTACCCGGCGGTCGCTGCTGGCGTGTCGGACGGATCTGTGTCCGATCGCAACGGAAAGACCGTCGACAGCGCCAGCACCGAGTTCGGCGCTGCCACCGTTGACAAGGGCGCGCGCTTCTGGTTCGTGAACGGCGCGTACCTCACGCCGATCTTCCACAGCACCCGCTACATGAAGAAGCACGACGTGATGCGTCACCCGAACCAGCCGTTCACTTGGGTGCAGCCCGTCGATTGCTGGTGGAACCTGTTCTGCAACAGCCGCCAGCGTCACGGCATCGTCGCCCCGCTTCGCGTCTCCTGATGAAATCACGGGGGCGGGAGCAATCCCGCCCTCTCTACCACACAAGGAAGGACACACACAATGATTTTCTCCCCCAACAACGGCCCTATCGGCCTTCAGCCCGTCGGCACGAAGGTGGCGTGCATCAACCGTCAGGGCAGCGCCCTCGCGGTCGGTGATGTCGTCATCACCTCGTTCGGTCACACCGAAGTCGTGTATCCGGCTCTGGAGACGGTTGCCAGTTACTCGGCTACCCCGTTCGCGTCCGTCGTCAAGGCTGACGGCAACGTCCTTGACCAGTCCGGTTTTATCGGCGTCGTTACCAGTTTGCTTGCGAACGCAGGCGCCGACGACACCGCTGTCGAGGTGCAGTTCGGCGGCGTGGTCGCAGCCAAGGTCACGGCTACGACCGCAAACGTCATCATCGGAACGAACCTCGCTCCGGAAGATGATGCG